CTTGGAAGATCTTCTGAGATTTTAAGAGATGAGGTTAAATTTAGTAAGTTTGTTGGACGTTTGAGAAAGAGATTCTCAGCAATGTTTAGTGATATGCTTAAGACTCAATTGATTCTTAAAAATATTATTACTCCAGAAGATTGGGAAGTTATGGCAGATCATATCCAATATGATTTCATCTATGATAACCATTTCTCAGAACTAAAAGAAACTGAACTTCTTACTGAAAGAATTAATATGGCTGCAGCAGCAGAACCTTATGTTGGAAGATATTTCTCCCAAGATTATATACGACGTAAAGTTCTTCGCCAAACGGATATCGAAATTATTGAGCAAGATAAACTTATCAAGCAAGAAATTAAGAAAGGAATTATTCCTGATCCAACGGCACCAGTTGATCCAGAAACTGGACAACCTTTAGATCTTGGTGCACCTGTTCAAGAACCTGAAGTAGATGTTTCAATCATGGAACCATCGGCAAAAGAAGTAAAGGGTGCCGAAATCTGATAAATACTAAAAATTGTACTATTTAATGTTATGCCTGAAGTAACTAATGCTGATTTAATGGATATGATGGCTTCTGATGAGTCGCCATCTGGAATAAGTGACAAGATTAAAGATATTCTTTTTGCTAAGAGTGCTGAAAGAATTGATACCATAAGACCTGATGTAGCTACTAATATGTTTGGTCAAAAGGAACCAGAAGTAGAAACAGAAGTAAGTTCTGAACCAGAATCAGAACCCGAAACTGAAGAGTAAAATCTATTTATAAATAACTTAAGAATCCTAGTATACATCGACGGAATGAATAATGGCTCATAATCCTGTAGGAATTTGTACCTCAATTACGACGAGTACATCCAATGTAGTTTCATCTGTATTATCTCATCAATCTGATAGTTTGAGAGTCACTGCTCTGACCAAAGGTGCTCATATTGGTATTGGCACCAGTAGTGTTATTGCAACTCCAGCAAATTATTTTGTTGCTGCGGATACGACAGAAGTCATTAATATTGGCAAACCTAGATCACAAAGAGTTGTTGGTGTTAGTAGTGGAACCACAACCACATTGACAATGCCAGAAGGTGAAGGATCTCAATTCCTTGTTGGAGATTCTGTTTCGTTTAGTGTGGGTGGTAATTCAGCTTATGATATTACTGAGAAGATGGTAACATCAGTAACTAATGTTAATCCAACTGGTGGAGTATTTAATCAAACCGTTGTTATTGCTCATGATTCTGATGTTGATGGATATCCCAATACAACAAGAGATGGTCTTCCATATGATGCATACTTGAGAACTTCTTTTAGAGTTGGTACATTAGGTCTAGGAGCTGGATCTGTTTATGCACAACAAGTACAAGTTAGCGGAGACTCCTGATGAAACTTATTAGAGAAGAAATCGAATCTGTAGAATTTATTACTGAAAAAAACAACGGGGTTCAATCCTTGTTTATTCAGGGACCTTTTCTACAAGCAAACATCAAAAACCGTAATGGTCGGATGTATCCAATGGAAACTCTCCAAAGAGAGGTTGCTAGGTATAACGAATCTAATGTTTCAACTGGAAGAGCACTTGGCGAATTAGGTCATCCTGATGGTCCAACTGTTAACCTCGATAGAGTTTCACATAAAATTGTTTCTCTAAGAGAGCACGGTTCCAATTTTATTGGTAAAGCAAAGATCCTTGACACACCAATGGGACAAATTGCTAAGTCACTAATCGACGAAGGTGTAAAACTAGGAGTATCTTCTCGTGGTATTGGTTCATTAAAACCAACAAAAGAAGGATTTAATGTTGTTGGAGATGACTTTATGTTAGCAACTGCTGCTGACATTGTTGCAGATCCATCAGCACCTGATGCTTTTGTTGAAGGTATCATGGAAGGTAAAGAGTGGGTTTGGGAAGGTGATACCCTTCGTGAAAGACTTGCAGAAAATACAAAGAGAAAAATTGACGCTCTTGCAGGACAAAAGCGTCTAGAAGAGCATAAAATAAATCTGTTTAATGAGTTTATTAACTCATTGTAAAATTCAGATTTATAAATAAATATAGATTATTTCAACAATCACAGGAAAATCGGAGAAACTTCAAATGTCTAGTGGAGAATTACAGGAAATGGAAGTAGGCACTGTGCAATCCAAAACTGCGGTTAATGCTAACGCAGCAACAGGAATGCCTATGAAAGGCGTCGATCAAGTCGATCCAAAAATCCCCATTCAGGATTTGGGTGGTCCTACACCGGAAAACTATAGTCCCACTGATGATTCAGCAAAACTAACTTCTGCTGGAGCAACATTGAAGCAAGTTGCTGATGTAGTTACTAATCGCAAAGGAAAGACTGGCCCAATGGCAGCTCAAACTAGCGCGACTAAAGTAAAAGAAGACGAAGACGTTTCTGACGAAGAAGTGATTGAAGAGCAACCACAAACTGATGAAGATCAGGTTGTTGCAGAGGAAGAAGTAGTCGAAGAAACTGCTGAAGAAGATGCAGTTGTCGCAGATGCACCTGAGTATGAAGAGATTGACATTGAAGAAGATGTCAATGCACTTCTTGACGGTGAAGAGTTATCTGAGGAGTTCCAAGCAAAAGCAAAGACAATCTTTGAAGCTGCTATTAAAACCAAAGTTGCTCAAGTTAAAGAAGCATATGCCGTAGTACTTGAAGAGCAAGTTAACGAGCAAGTAGCAGAGATCAAAGCTGCACTTACTGAGCGTGTAGATGCTTATCTAGAATATGTTTCATCCGAGTGGATGGAAGAAAATAAACTGGCCGTAGAGGGTGGTCTTAAAGAAGACCTCAATGATTCCTTTATGACCGGTCTTAAGAGTCTTTTTGAAGAACATTATGTATCAATCCCTGAAGATAAATATGATGTACTTGAGAGTATGGTAGAAAAACTAGATGATATGGAAACCAAGCTCAATGAGCAAATTGACAGGAATGTATCGCTGAATAAGAGACTTGCTGAGTCTTCTTCAGACGTAATTCTTGCCGATGTTTCTGAAGGACTTGCGTCCACGCAGAAAGAGAAGCTCGCCTCACTTGCTGAGAATGTAGAGTTTGAAAGTGAAGAATCTTATCGTGAAAAATTGGAAACACTGAAAGAGTCATATTTTGTCTCTAAACCAGTAAATCCATCGGCTAAGACAGAAACCCTTTCAGAGGGAGCAGAAGTTGCTCCTGAGTCAGTATCGAATTCGATGGCTGCCTATCTGAAAACACTTCAGTCATTTAAATAGTCAATTAACTGAATTTAATATCAATTCAAACCAAAACATTACAGTTTAAAAGGTAAAGCAAATGTTCCATTCCGAACAATTGCAGGAAAAGTGGGCCCCTCTCCTCAATGCTGAGGGTGCTAACGAGATCAAAGACAATCATCGTCGTGCGGTCACCGCTGTCCTGCTAGAAAATCAAGAAAAATTCCTCCGAGAGCAACAGTCTTTCGAGTCTGGAACCTCAATGTTGACTGAGGCTCCTCTAAACGTCGCCGGTACAGGTGGATTTGGTAGCGATGCTACTGCCGCAGGTCCTGTTGCTGGATTCGACCCAGTATTGATTAGTCTAATTCGTCGCTCTATGCCCAACCTGATCGCTTATGATCTGGCTGGTGTACAACCAATGAGCGGTCCTACTGGACTTATCTTCGCAATGCGCTCACAGACCTATAAGGAAGGCTCAAGGTCTGAAACCTTCTACGATGAAGTAGATTCCGCATTCTCTGGACAGCCTTACGGTTTCGATAATAACAGCGGAACCGATCAGAACGTTGGTATGGGTACTACGACTCAGGCCGGTACTAACCCTGGAGTTCTGAACCCTGTTGGTTCTGCTACTTCTACGGCTTACAACGTTGGTCAGGGACTCCCTACAGCCGACGCTGAATCCCTTGATGGTAGTGCTAATAATGCCTTCAACCAGATGGCATTCTCGATCGAGAAAGTCACGGTTACTGCTAAGTCACGCGCCCTGAAGGCCGAGTACAGTTTGGAACTGGCTCAAGACCTTAAGGCAATCCACGGATTGAACGCTGAAGCAGAACTTGCTAACATCCTGAGTACTGAGATCCTCGCTGAAATTAACCGCGAAGTTATCCGTACTATCTACAAGGTTGCTGAGCAAGGCGCTGTACAGAACGTTGCACAAGCAGGTCAGTTTGACCTCGACATCGACAGTAACGGTCGTTGGAGCGTTGAGAAGTTTAAGGGTCTGCTATTCCAAATCGAGCGTGATGCTAACGCAATCGCACAAAGAACTCGTCGCGGGAAGGGCAACATCATCCTCTGCTCTGCAGACGTTGCTAGTGCTCTTACAATGGCTGGTGTACTTGATTACACCCCTGCGCTTAATGCCAACCTGAACGTTGATGACACCGGTAATACTTTCGCAGGAACTCTGCAAGGTAAGTATCGCGTATACATCGACCCTTATGCTGCTAACCTAGTCGGCACAGGTGGTCCTCAAGGTGGAAACCAGTACTACGTTTGTGGATACAAAGGTTCCTCACCTTATGACGCTGGATTGTTCTATTGCCCTTACGTTCCTCTCCAAATGGTACGTGCAGTTGGCGAGAACTCCTTCCAACCAAAAATTGGATTCAAGACTCGTTATGGTATGGTTGCCAACCCATTTGCCGAGGGTACTACCCAAGGACTTGGACGTTTGCAAACAAACCAGAACCGCTACTATCGTCGCGTTACAGTCAAGAACCTCATGTGAAGAAGATGGATATATTCCATTCACATTCAAAGGACCGCTTCGGCGGTCCTTTTTTTATCTAAAATTATGTTTGTAAGTACATGGTTACAGAATTTAATAACAGAGATTGGATTTTTTATATTTCTTGCATTGGTTATTGGGATTCCAATGTACTTTCTGACGGTTTTAAGAACTAAATAACTGTATGAAACACTATAAAGACTTCATAAAAGAAACTCTAAATGTTAATGGGGCAAATGTGGCAAATTTTACGCCATTCCTTTTCCCTAGAGATGAGAATTTATTGTCTCAGGATTATCAAACTCCTGCAGAACCAGGTGAAGCAAAATGGAGATTCTCAAATGTATATCCAGTGATGAAATTGGAGTTGGATAAAAGTAGTGATGGTCCTTCTATTGATCAGATGGTTGATGCCTCAAAGGAATTTGTAAATATTGAAGCAGCACGAACTGCAGCAAGAATACGAAAGACTTATAGGCAATTCCAAGGACTTAGAGAAGAGAATAAAGAAGATGAGATTCCTAAATGTCCAGAAGGACAATATTATGATCGTCTTCGGCAGAAATGTGTTATGATGCCACCCAAATATGGAGGAAGATATTGGGGAGGATCATATCATAAACACCACGATAACGGAAAAAATGGTAATGGAAATGGAAATGGCAACGGTAATGGGTCCCATAACGGGAATGGAAATGGTAATGGCAATGGTGGCCATGGTAACGGTGGCAACGGTAACGGCGGTGGCGGCAATGGTGGAGGGAAATAATGCCAAGACAAATTGAAAACAGAAATTTTCTATCACCTACTGGGTTTAAATTTACCTTAGTAAGAGCACCTAAAGCAGCTTATTTTTGCAATAAAGCAAATATTCCAGATCTAACTTTAGATACTGCAATCCAACCAACTTACTTAAAAAATATTGATCAACCAGGAGATAAACTTCAGTTTGGAGATTTATCTTTGGAGTTTATGGTTGATGAAGATTTATCCAATTATATGGAGATTCAAAATTGGTTAAGGGGATTGGGTTATCCAGAAAAACTAGATCAAATAAAAGAACTTCAAAATACTGGTAATATGTCAATGGATCTTCCAACAAGATCTATGGAAAATATTTTTTCTGATGGAACACTCCAGGTATTATCAAGTTCAATGATCCCCAAATTCCATGTGAATTTTCGTCAGTGTTTTCCATATGCATTGACTACGATGCAATTTGATGCTACAATGACAGATATTGAATATTTTACCGCAGAAGTAAGTTTTAAATATCTTATTTACGATATAACTGATATTAGTGGTAAGGATTTGTTAGTTGATAAAATATATGATCCTTCATGACAATAACTCTTGAAACACTTCAAGAGATGTGGGAAAGAGATTCAAATATAGACCGAGACAATCTACACGAAGAATCATTGAAGATCCCATCTCTTCATGCAAAATACTTTGAATTATATAATACTATATTTCTTTTAAGAAAAAAAGCAGAACAACAAAGGAAAAATATCCGGCACGAGAGATATGAATATTTTTCTGGTAAGGCGGACCCAGAAGTATATGTAGAGAATCCTTTTCCTAAGAAGATAAGAGACAAGGATACTATGCAGAAATATTTGGATGCTGACTCTAAATTATCTAACACTTCTTTAAAGATTGATTACTATGACACGATGTTAGTTTATCTGGAAAGTATCCTTAAAGTAATACAAAATAGAACATTTCAAATTAAAAATGCTATTGAATTTATGAGATTTAACTCTGGATTGGGGTAAATAAATACCTATCAGATGTAATGGATTCGTTTGAGAACAGATGTTGTTATAGGAAAGAAGAATGAGGTTTTTCTCCATATACAAGCAGAACCTCACATCTGTATGGAATTATCAGATCACTTCACTTTCGACGTGGAAGGTGCAAAGTTTTCTCCAGCATACAGAAATAAGTACTGGGATGGCCGTATCAGATTGTTCTCTACAGCAACAGGACAAATATATGTCGGACTCTTAGATAAAATCGTTTCTTTTTGTGACAGACATGATTATACATATGAGTTTACTAATAATGAATATTATGGAACCCCATATGAAGTAAATAAGGGAATATCACATCAAGGCGTCAAGGATTATATGACTGCTATTTGTAATCATTCTCCTCGTGATTATCAAGTTGAGGGAGTATATGATGCAT